GGAACCGATATAAACCAGTTGATACAATAAAAAACCATGCCCCAAACGTAGCACATCATACATAAATATTAGCGTTTGCGTTAATTTCACAACCAAAGGGCAAAACCTTTGGTAAGGCCCCCAAAAGGGGCTTTTTTTATTATGGCCGGACAGCCGACACGATACAGACAGGAATTTGACGAACAAGCGGAAAGGCTTTGTAAACTCGGTTTTACCGACATTGAGCTGGGTGAATTTTTTGGAGTTAAGGAAGCAACGATCAACAATTGGAAGAAAGCGCACCGGGAATTCTTTTTGTCCATAAAAAGAGGTAAGGACTTGGCCGATTCGAATGTGGCCGATAAACTGTACCAAAGGGCAACGGGTTACGAACACCCGGACGTTGATATCAAGTGTTACGAAGGGCAGATTATTGAAACACCACTAATTAAGCATTATCCTCCAGATACAGCCGCCGCCATATTCTGGTTAAAAAACAGGCAGCGGAAAAAGTGGCGGGACAAAGTGGAAATGGAGCATAGCGGCGAAATGGGAATTATCTGGCAAGAAACAAAGAACTATGGAGCTGACGGTAAAACAAACGAAGGCTCTTGATATACTGGAAGACGAAGTAACCACAGAGCTTTACTACGGTGGCGCAGCGGGTGGCGGGAAATCCGCAATCGGGTGTTACTGGCAGTTAAAAAGGAGGTTACGTTATCCGGGCACAAGGGGGTTCTTAGGGCGCAGCGAACTAAAGAACCTGAAAAAGACCACGCTGAAAACGTTCTTTGAAGTTTGCGCAATACAAGGGGTAAAGCCTGGTGTTCACATTCATTATAACCAGCAGGAAAGCGTTATCAACTTCGCTAATGGTAGCGAGATCCTTTTAGGTGATCTCTACCACTACCCGAGTGACCCCAACTTTGATAGCTTGGGTTCTTTGGAGCTTACGGATGCCTTCATTGATGAAGCGCCGCAGGTCAGCGAGTTGGGGAAGAACACGCTCAAAAGCCGGATTAGGTTCAAACTGAACCAGTACGACATCATTCCGAAGCTGTTAATGGCCGGCAACCCGTCAAAGGGTTGGGCTTACAACCAGTTTTACAAACCAGCTAAACAGGGTGTTTTACGACCAGATCGGCAGTTTGTTCAGGCGTTACCAGGTGATAACCCGCATTTACCGGCGTCTTACCTGGATTCGCTGCGGGGCCTGGATGAAAACAGCAAACAGCGCCTTTTATATGGCAATTGGGAGTATGACGACGACCCCACGGCGCTGATCAGCTATGATAAAATACTGGATTGCTTTACCAATTCGTACGTTTCACATGGTGAAAAATATATAACAGTTGACGTAGCGCGGTATGGTTCGGACAACACGGTTATAGGGGTTTGGGACGGATGGCGGGTTAAATTTCATGTTTACCACGGCAAAAGCATTCCCGAAGTGGCAGACCTGGTTAAAATACACCAGCAAATAAACGCGGTGCCAAATAGTAACACGATAGTTGACGACGACGGCGTGGGTGGTGGCGTGGTGGATATTTTGAAGTGCAAAGGGTTTGTGAATAACAGCAGAGCATTACCAAATCCGGTGGCGCCGCTAAGGGACAACAACGGCAATTCCCTTCCCGATAACTACGCAAACCTAAAAAGCCAGTGTTACTACGGATTAGCCGAAGCCGTTAATGATGGATTAGTTTTTATCGAATGTGAAGACGTAGGCCACCGGGCGCAGATCATACAGGAAATGGAGCAGGTGAAAATGTGGAATATGGATAAAGACGGTAAAAAGCAGATTATACCGAAGGAAAAGGTAAAAGAAGCGATTGGCCGTAGTCCAGATTTTAGCGATACAATGGCAATGCGTAAATGGTTTGAGTTGACACCTAAATTTGTAGCCTCATTTTAATATATGTTCGGATTCATTTCTAAAAAGCAACACGACAGGCAGTTAAAAGCGTATTCCGAGCAGGTCACCGGTGAGGTAAAGGCATTGCTTCGGCAAGTGGGTAAGTTCGATTTTGGCTACAATACAATCGTGTGGAACGGCGGAGACGACAACAAAAGAATAACAGATGGTTACCAGGCAAACCACCTGGTTTATTCCATACTGAATAAGATTTTACCGCATATCCTCCGGCCTGATTGGGCGGTTTACGTGGTAAAGGATGAAAAACAGCACAAGGATTTCCAGAGGTATAAGAAATCCATAAAGTTCTTTGAAGGCAAAGAGTTCCGGGAATTCATTGAGCGCAAAGAGGCCGCTTTTGAACGGGTCCAGAACGACACCTGGGATAAGCTGTTTTTATACCCGAATGATTCGCAGATGTGGGACGAACTCACGGCTGACGAATTTATTTTCCGGGCTATAACGGGCAATGCGCTAACAGGGTCTATCCTGGCTGACGGCGGGCTTAATAACGGCAAGCCGTTGCAGTTGTTCACCGTGCCAGCCAATTTAACAACGTTATACACCGATGGTAAGTTTCCGAGTACAGCAGTTAAATACGTGTTGCAGAAAGGTGAGCAGATCGAGTACGGAAGCGATCGCGTGGTGCATTTCAGATACGCCTCAATGGATTACACCACAAACGGTTCAGAGCTTTGGGGTCAGTCTCCGTTACAAGCCGCTGCCAATTTGTTAACCGAGAGCAACGAAAGCAGCAAGGCCAACGTAAGCGCTTTCCAGAACAGGGGCGCAAAGAAAGCCGTGTTTATTGACGAGCCAAATATCAGTTATGACGAAAGGGTTGCGGCTAAGGATAAAATGAAGGAGACCTGGAACAACGAGTGGCAGAACAAAGACAACTATAACGCGGCGCAGTTTTCCAGTGTGAAGCTGGGCGGTATAGATGTTGGGTTGTCTCCCGTCGATCTCGATATAATAAAGGCGAAGGAATACCACAGAAACGATATGTGTGCGGTTTGGGACTTCCCGCCTCCTTTGCTCAGCCCCGATGCCGCTACATATAACAACTATAAAACAGCGGTAAAGGCGTTGTTACAGGGACCGGTTTTGTCATTCCTTATAGCCAAACGGGAAGCGTACAACAGAAAGAACCAGGTGTATTGGAAAGGTGACAAACAGGAGTTTATTGATTTCGATGTGAGCTGCTTTACCGAGTTGGCGGAAGAAGCCACGGAAAGCATGAAGCGGTTGAACATGCGGCCGGCAATGCTCCGGGAATACTACGAAAACAGTAAAGACCCGGTGCCGGAAGGAGTTACAGAGGAGCAGTTGAATATGTGGGTTATTCCTAATAGTTTAACGCTGACCGACGACCCCGCGAGTATAGGGGCGGGGCTGGATTTATCAATAGGTAACGCATGACGATTAAGCAATTCTCCGAAGCCGTCACGCTTCCACACGATTTTGAGGATCCCGGCTGCTTTCAGGAGCAACTAAAGCGTAAAGCGGTACGGGCCAGGGGGGAAAAAGGAATAGAGGCCGCGATAAGAGAGGCATACGGGCATTATCAGTTGAAAGACGTCGAAGGCGACATAAAAAAAGTAAAATGACCCGCAAAGAGAAAATAGCGTGGGCGCGGAAGTTCGCCAGGTTGAACGCCGCTATTGAAAGAAAGTGGGCGCCGGTTATTAACCACGCCTTGGATATAGAAATAGAAAAGTTCTTAATTTATTATAAAGACCGTGGTGGTAATTTGTTCACACCGGCAGAGGTAGAAACCTACTTTAGCGGTCACGGGGTTTTACTGGCTGCGCTGGCCGTACACATTCATTCCGGATTATTACTGGCAAATGCGTGGTACAAAAAGCTGAAGCCGGTTAAGTTCAGCGACCCCACGGGTAACAATTCTGAGTGGGTTGCGGACATCCTGGACAACTTCAAACGGCAGAACCTGGATAAGGTAAAGCGTATTGCGGAAAGCACCCGGCGGAAGATAAACGAAACCCTGGGTATTTCTGTTCTCAATGGTTGGAGCAGTGAAAAGACCGCCGATGAAATAAGGAAGCGCACCAGGTTAAGCCAGAAACGGGCCAGGGCTATAGCCAGAACCGAGGGCATAAGCGGCAGCAACTACGGCTCCCGCATAGGCGCTAAGAAAACCGGTTTAAAGCTGGAAAAGGAATGGTTGAGCCACATCGACAACAGAACCAGGGGGGCACGTGCCGGGGACAAAACGGACCACGTCAAAATGGATGCGCAGGTAGCCGAAATGGACGGCTTTTATCAGTTGAAGGGGCCGCGTGGCGTTGAGTTCGCTTCTTACCCAGGCGATCCGGTGTTATCAGCGGCCAACCGGGTAAACTGCAGGTGTACCGAGGTGTACAATCCCGTAGAAGGGCCGCCGGAGGTGATACAAAGCCAGCAGCGAGAGGCTAAAGAGGTGATGAGCGAAATACTGGGCGAATTGGGTCAACCCGACGTAATCGCCTTTATTGAAGAAAACCAGGTCGTTTATAAAGAGGTTACTGATGTAATGAAAGAACTAGGGTTTGATTTCGGTGAATTATTTTAAACTATTTATATGGAGACTAAGAGTTTATCGTTTGAGTTGAAGGACATAGACAAGCCAAAGCGCAGGATTATTAACCGGTATGCAGTGTTTGATAACAAAGACCGAGACGGCGACATAAGCCGCAAGGGCATGACTACCAAAACAACTACTGAAAACTTTGCTGAAATACGTTTTTTCCTTAATCACAATAAAGAGCAGGCACCGGGCCGACCCGAAAAGATGTGGGAACAGCCGGACGGCGCTTATGCAGATAGTTTCTGCGGAACGCATACACTCGGTAACGATGTTTTAATAATGGCCGACGAGGGTATTATTAAAGGCGCTTCTTTTGGTTACGAGGTAAAGAAGTCCAACAAATTAGCCGACGGAACCCGTGAACTGAAGGAGTTGCAGATATGGGAATATAGCCTTTTAACGCATTGGGGCGCTAATCCTTTGGCCGGGCCTACGGCTGTAACCAAGAGTTTCAGCCCCGACGCACTGACCAAGGCAATGAGCATACAGGAGCAAGATGTTATTTTGCAGGTTACCCACATGGACAACCAAAGCATTCAAAAACTGGTTGAACTGTGGCTTTCACTTGATACCAGTTCTGACTTTTATTCGTGGATGGGTTGGCACATTGGCCGCCGAATTGAAATGACGCAGACCCTGCGAAGTGAGTTAAAATTTAACCCGGCAGAAACCACAATCCTGAAGGAACATATCCAAACAATGGAAAAGTTTACCAGGAACACAAAAGCAAGTGACGACTGCATTAAACAGGTGCAGCAGGAAATAAAGAACGCGAAACTATTTCTTTTAGAACTCGATACCGCGTCCACTCCATTAGCTACGGAGCCGGGCGCCAGCGAACTAAAGGAATGGGCCAGCGCGTTTGAAGAATTTCGTAACAATTTAAAACTTAATTAACGTGGATAAAAAAGAACTATTGCAGGAACTTGAAATGTTAAAGAAAGACCTGCAAACCGCAAACCAGGCAGAGGTAACGGCCTTAAAAACAAAGATTGCCGAAATGGAAACAAAGCTGAAAGCGTTTGAACCCGATGAAAAAGGCGAAGGCGGCATAACCGCCGAACTCAAAGCGATCAGGGACAGCATCAAAGTTGTTTCCGATCAGGCCGATAAAATCCAGACCGAGCAGAAAAAGGCGGTTATTACTGCCGAAAAGGGTTCCTGGAACGAAATCCTTGTGAAAACCTGCGAAGACAACAAAGATGCCATTGAAAAATACAGCCGTGGCGAAACCAAAAGCCTGAAACTGGAAGTAAAGGCCGTTGCAGATGTAAGCACAGCCAACGTAGCCGGTAACGGTGTATATGGTGTGCAATACCTTCCCGGTATTAAGATGGACCCGTTTCAGATCGGTCACGTTCGCAGCTTTTTGAACGTTATGCCCGGCGATCCCGCAGCAACGCAGGTTTTCTTCATGAAGCAAAACGGCGAAGGCGAAGGAGCGATTGCAGCAACAGCCGAAAAGAAAGCCGCATCCGCTACCGATGCCGCAACCGGTTTAAAACCGCGCTTCGACCTGGATTGGACAGAGGCAAGCGTAGATTACCAGAACATTGCCGGTATTATGCCCATTTCCAGAAAAGCCATGAAAAGCGTTCCGCAGATCATGCAGTTCATTCAGACAAAAGTACCCGAGCTGTGGTATGATGTAGAAGATGCCGAGGTTCTTTACGGATCAGGCACAGCGCCACACATAAAAGGCATTTTGACCAGCGGCAACTTCACCGCCGGCAGCGGCGCAGGCGCTACGCCTTTGGCTGAAAAGATCATCGCCGATTTATCAACTTTTGAAGATACGTATAAGCGCCGTGCAGATTTTATCGCGGTTCGCCCAGGCGATTACTGGTCTTTCTTCACCAAAGTTGCCAGCGGATCGGGTGAATACAACCTGCCTGCCAACTTTATTTTTGTTGGCGATCAGTTGTATATCAGCGGTATTCCTGTAACCAGGACAACGGCATTAACGGCAAATGATTATATCGTAGGTACTCGTAAGGGTTGCGATATCATGCCACAGGGCGGCCTTATGCTGGAATTCTTTGAACAAAACAGGGACAACGTGGAAACCAACCAATTAACGCTGCGTGTAGAAGGTAGCATTGCATTACCGGTTTACGGTTCCACGTATTTCCTCAAAGGCAGCAGCGCAGCATCTTAATTAATCACCAGTAAAACAATACAGACATGAAAATTTTTATATTTATTTTGACGTTTTGCCTTGCTGGTGTTGCCTCACAGGCGCAACCGGTTAAAGGCACTTTGAAGTGGGCCAGCTACGGCAACAGTTCAGATACCCTGAATAACACCACGGCTGAAACCACAAATCCGGTTGAGGTTGGGCAAAATGGTGCATTTTCCGCAACGGTAACGCTGGTACTTATCAGCGGGACGTCAGGCGGTAAAATTTATTGGGAAGCGGACAACGGGAACGATTTTTTTGTTCCGGTTGACAGCGTGACCATGACCCAGCAGAACTTCAGCAGCAATACGTACAAGTATAGTGCTGCGCCGTTCGCTTACCACCGATTACGGGTTCGCATTGTTCCAACGGGTACGCAATCACAAAGGGTAGTGGGCACGTTCCGAAAACAGAATTAAAACCGACCCGGCTGCTTAACGGTAGCCGGGCTAAACCGTACACTATGAAAATAGTATTTTTAAAGGATCACGTCGGGTTTAAGGCCGGGGACACCAGCGACGATCACCAGCATGCGGCGTATTTGGTGCGCATGGGAGTGGCTGAAGAAGTCGCGGAAAAGAAAGAGCTTAAGCCCAAAAAGGAAAAGAAAGAGCTGGGTAAAAACCCCGGCGCGGACAAATGAGCCGTATAAACGTCATATTAAACCAAATCGTAACCGATGTTTCGGGGTTTACCGAAGTCGTGTCTTTGGATGACATTAAAGACGCCTGTAGGATAAGTTCTGCTAATTCGGCCGAGGACGCCTACCTGAATCAAATCCGGGTAAGCGCCAGGCAAGCCGCAGAGTTTTTCACAGGGCAAGCCTTCGTAAAGAAAACGGTTACGGTGCTGTTAAGGAATGAATGCGGCGGTATATTCCTCCCGCACCAACCCATTGACGTCAGTACGGTAGTGATCACGGTAAACGGCGTAGCAGATACCACCAGCGATAAATACGGGCTTACCACGATAGACGGCCAGGCGCAGTTATTGACTGCGACTTGTGATATCCTAACCGTTACCTATAGTTGCGGATATACCACAGCGGGTATAAATGCGGCGTTTGCCACTGTTCCGATGGGAGTTAATGACGGCATAAAAGCAGAGGCCGCTTACCGCTGGGCAAACAGGGCTACGCAGGTGTTTACGCCGGGATCCCTGTGTATTGAGGCCCGGAATTACTTAACCCCGTATTGCACCCGGTCTTTATTCTGATGGCAAGCACTACGACCATAGCGACCCGCGACACGCAGTTGACCTTTAAACGGGCAGCGGCCAATGTAGCGAGGTCAGCCACCGGGGAAATAGATTACGTCAGCGACCCCGAGGCGGATCAGGGCGTAACGGTTTATGCACATGTGAAAACATTATCAGGCGGCCAAAGGGAATACCGTGGATTACAGGCGTTAAATAACCCCGTGGAGATCGTGGTTTTAACGGACGATTTGCCGTTGATTAACGGCCAATATGTTATCGTCAACGGAAGTAAAACATATAAACCGGTAAGCACCCGGGAACTAGATTCCAGGCTGAGGCAAACCGAGATCACCGCTGAACTCCTGGTGTTATGATGCGGGCCAACGTAAAGGGGTTCGATGAACTCAGCCGGAAGCTGAAGAAGATAAACGAAACCGCGCCGGCACTAGTTGGCAACGTGATCAAAAAAGGTGGTTTGCGTATCGTTGCCAAGGCCAAAAGGAACGCAGTAGTCGACACCGGCGGCTTGAGGTCTTCGATCTTCTTTGAACAGCTGGACGCCTTGAGTATTCACATCGTGGTAAACGCTGCGCATGCGCCATACATAGAATTCGGAACCGGTAAATACGTTAGCGTCCCCGCTGAGTTGCAGAATTACGCGGCGGGGTTCAAAGGAAAGAAAGGCGGCAGTTTTGAGGAAATGGTTAAACATATACTGGCATGGATGAAGCGGAAAGGGATTAAACCAATTGAGGAGCAACAGTACGACCCCGAAAGCGGATATGTACAGACGCCACGGAAGAAGAAAAAGAGCCAGAAAGAAAGCCAGTTAAAGGGTTTGGCTTATGTGATCGCGGCGAAGTTGTTACGGGAAGGCATTAAGCCTAAACCGTTCTTTTACCCCGCGTTCTTCCAAGAAAGGCCTAAGATATTAGCGGAAGTCGAACAGGTGATAAAAAAACTATTGGCGTGAAAGATTGGAAAACACCACTTTTCAGGGCTTACTACCAGCTTTTAAACGGGCTGCCGGTTGAGGTTATACAAGCCAGTGGACTTCCCGATGATTTCGCCGTAGAGGTTTATCAGGATATAATACCGCCTGCATTTAGTCAGCAACACGGGGACAAAGTGGTATATATCGTGATCAGCGACACCACGGGCCAGGATATCAGGGCAAAAAAAGCATTTATGACGGATGCCAGCATAACGGTTGAGATCGTGGCGTTCGACAGTCAAAAGCAGGTAAGCCGAAGGAAATACGTTAACGCCGTGGCGAGTCTTGTTCTTTCTCAAATCTGTAGCGATTTCAACCCTGATTTGGGCGAAGATTTCCAATGTGTCACCACTGCAGTTGACAGCGACGAAGACGGATTCAGCCCCGATATTGAGCGGTGGATAACGTGGCGTAACATAAGGTACAGGCATACATTAAACGAGTTGACAATGGGCGCCAGTTTCAACCCCGATTTTGATCCCAGTTTTGAAACATAATTTATTCATATTTAATTAAATAAAATGGCAACAGCAAAAGTAGCCGGCAGGTTATGGGTTTTACAGTTGGATATAAACAACGACGCGACTTTCACAACCATTGTTTGTGCTACATCCAACGTAATGAGCTTTACCACCGACACCATAGACACAAGTTCGAAATGCGGTGATGAAGAAACCCTGAACAAACAAAAAGCCACGGCCAGTGGTGATTTCTTCGTGGGTCAAACGCCTACTACCGGACAGGAAAGTCTCGCGGCCGTATTTACGGCGTGGAAGGCAAAGACCGATCCGATAGCGTTTAAATTCGGTGAAGCTTCGCCGACGACCGGGGACATAGTTTATTCCGGCAATTGCAAGATCAGCGAAATAACCATTACGGCCGACGACCAGGACAGCGTTAAATTCAGCATGAGTTTAATCATTGATATCACAGGCTTAACCCAAACCGTAACAGCATAATGGTGAAAAAACAAAAAGCCGATAGCGTATTCGGCGCATTCACATTGTCTTCCGGCAGGAAATTGTTATTCAACACGTACGCGCTGATGTTGGTAACGGAACACAAAGGCGGGGACTTCGCAGAAGCGGCGCATGCCGTAAGTGGTGGAATCGGAAACATGACCACGATCATAGCGGCAGCCGCTTTAAATGCCGGATTTGATCATTTCGCCGACATCAAAGAGGTTTGCGGCTGGATTGACGAAATTGGCGGACTGAACTCCGTAGAGTTCAAAGTGCTTACCGCTTTCGTTGCGAAGTGCTACGGCGGAAATGACGACCAGGGGGAGACCAAGGCGGAGTAATTACGTGGGATGAAATATTAGACACGGCAATTGGTAAGCTGAAGCTGAGCCGGCAGCAGTTTTTCTCCATGCTGTGGGTTGATTACGTCCGCCTTGTAAGGGAGTACGGGGAGCAGTTCAAACTCGATGCCGTCCGGTTTAATCAGTTGCTCTACGCCATAACCGGCGATAAAAAGTGTTTGCAATACATTAAGGAAATCACCGGCGGGGTTGATAATTACGATTACAAAAGCGCTTACGAAGAAGCGGTAAAAGCGGTACATGGCAAACAATCTTGAAATAAACGTTAACGTCGGGTTGGGGACTGCGTTAAACGCAATGCGGCAGTTCGACAACGTAGTTGCTAAGGCAGCGAATACCGCCGCCGCTTTTGTTCAGCCCGTAAACAACGCCGGAAATGCCATTGCTAAACTGCCGTCACAGATCAGCCCCGCCACGGCTGCGCTGAAATCGGTTGAGGCCTCTACTAAGTCATACAGCAACGCTTTAAAGACTATTCCCGCCGCTACGCAACCCGTAAACAATGCGCTAAAGGCCAGCGGAAACGCCTCATTAGCTTTTAACCAAATCCTGAGGGAAGGTCCAGCGTTTGCGTTTAGCTTCCAAACAGGCCTGCTCGGTATATCAAACAACCTACCCGTTTTCACCGATGCGATAAAAAGAGCAAGGGAGGCCGGAGCCGGGTACGGAACCATATTCAAAGACCTGGCAAAAAATCTCGTTTCGCTTCCGTCTTTGTTGACGATAGGTGTTACCGCTTTGACCATTTTCGGCGGCGCACTATTCGACAGCTCGAAAGACGCAAAAGAACTGGATAATTCATTGCGCAGCGCAGCGGAGGCCGTAGGGCAGGATATCGGAAATTTATTAAGGCTGAAGGCTATACTTAACGATACCAATATTAAGCAGGCAGACCGCGTTAAAGCGGTAAAAGAATATAACAAAACGGTTGAGGAAACGAATAAAATAGACGTTGCTCAAATAAATAACCTGGGCCTTATAAACAACCTGATTTCTGCGCAAATCAACCTTAAATTGCAGCAGGCCAAAGCCGAATTGATCAATAAGCAAATAATTGAGAAATCGAACAAGCTTGCTGAATTCGGGCTAAAAAATAGCATTTCTGACATAGAAGATGCCAGGAGGAAAACAGAGGGCAGCGGCGATATCATTTTGCAACAAAATCAGCAGTACGTAAAAGCCGGTGAGAAATATGTTAACGTTGCCGGGCAGGTTGCATCGTCGAATAAAGCGATAAGAACAAGTGCGCAGCAGTATCTTGAAATGTACCAGGATCTTCAGTTCTTTATACAGGGGTACACTAACGACTTGACCAGGCTAACCACCGCAACCACTACGGCGGCAAAGGTGCAATCATCTCCATTCGACGTTGACATATCAGCACTGGAAAACAACTTAGCCAATGCCAAGGCCGCAATAGTTGAATTACAGACACAAATATTTAATATCCTGTCAAAAGGGAAAACGGGGCCGGAAATCGACATGCTTAAATCCGTGCTGAACGAAAACCAGGAAACCGAATTCCTGAGGATCGAGGAAACCTTTTTGAACCAGAAGCTAGGCATTTACCAAAGGTATAAGAAGGACACCGGGGCGCTAATTTTGGAACTCCGCACGGTTCAGCAGCAACTCGCGGAAGCCCTGGTGATTAAATCGGTTAAAAGCCCGCAGGAACAACCGTCTTTAGGCACTCCAACCGGTAAGCCACAGGGTAACCCGCAGATTGCGGCGTTATTCGCTGATTTTGATTTATTACAGGAAAAACTGGAAAAAACAGCGGCTTTTGTCCAGGGCATAGTCGGACCCGTATTCGATCAGTTCTTTTCAAACCTGGGTAGTGGTTCAAAAACCGCACTACAGGCATTTGGAGAGGCCATAAAGAGCGTAGCAGTGGAAATAGGCAAAGCCATAGCCAAAGCCTTGTTGTTCGCCGCTATCCAAACCGCAATCACCGGCGGCAGTTTTAACATTGGATCCTTGCTGAAGAACTTCAAGGGTTTCTTTGGGCAGTTCAGCGGGTTAAAACTGGCAAGCGGTGGTGTAACCACTGGTCCAACACAGGCGCTTATTGGTGAAGGCGGCGTGAGGGAAGCCGTTATACCGTTAAACCGGCTTCCGGAACTCGTTGGTAAAATAGCGGGCGGCGGCGGGAACACTACCATTGAACACAGGATAAGCGGTAACGATTTGATTGTATTAATTAATCGCTCAACCGGCAGCAATGCCAACCGGTTTTAAATGGCATACGCAGTAAAATATACCAGCCAGCTTTTAACCATGGACGCAAACCCAACCTATCCCGGTTTTGATTTCTTCGTAAGGATTTACCAGGACGGATACGGTGGCTCTATAATTCCAATTATTTTAGCCGATAATCCAGTAGATGTTAAATTTAACGAACAAGAGTATAACTTCCTGCAGCCCATTTTATCCATAAACGGAAACGTCAGGTTATTGATCAGGGAAGGTACAACTGACCCAACTATAGAAACATTTATCACCACTGACGACCGGGAGTATTATATCGAATTCGTATATCCAAACGGCACCTTTAACGTTACCTGGTTTACGGCATGGCTGCTGCCAAACGAAAGCCGGGAAGGCTATATCAACATCAACAGAGTATTGACTTTAAACTTTAGTTGTGGCCTGGCTAAGCTCAAAGAAATTCCGCTGGTGGATTACAACGGGGACAAGTTCGACCGGCTGCAAAGGCACAGCTTAATTGATTTGATAAAGGGGTGTCTTTGGCAGGCGCAGCCCTCAAAGAATATCCAAACATTTGATAACTTATTCGCATTCGGGACCAGTGACAGAACCGTGGTAGATACAAACGATCCACTTTACCAAACCAAAGTAGACGCCCGTACCTTTATGAAGGACAGCAGCGAATTTGAGGATTGCTACACGGTTTTGAGTAAGATACTGAGCGCAAGAGGTCTGCAGGTATTTATGGACGGCGGTAACTGGGTTGTGGCAAATCTCATTACTTACATATTCTACGGAACAGAACCCGGAACAGAGTACGACCCCGCCGGAGCCGCTACGGCTATAGCTACGCGGACGTGGAGCGAAGACATTGAAGCCGGCGGTAAGATTGCGCCGGTTGAGCAATTGGTGGACCGGAGTTATTTGGCACCGGTATTGAAAAACAGGATAAATTTCAACTACGAAGATTTTCCTTTCCTGGTGTGTAATGAATCATTTCTGGAAGGGTCGCCAACGAGCATAGAATGCTGGGCGTACGAAAAAGGCACACTGGCTTCGCCAACGGCTGGCCTATATACATACGGATTAGCCGAAGAGGTAAACGTCGCCGGAATCGTGGTAGATAGATTTGCTTATATAACAGCGGATTTCGCAAATGATAGCTGGATGAAATCTGAACCGTTCAGGGTTGAGGCCAATGGATTATTGGGTATCAGCATACAGAGGCGGCAGGAAGAAAACCCGAGCCCGGCGAATGTCAGCGAAACCCGGCGGATAATGGGCGTTTATTTATACGCCGACGACGGTACTTATTGGACGCTTGACGACAACACGGAATGGTATCAGTCGGCGAGTTCTGGATTTCCGACATTCCATAAATATCTCGAATGGCAATACGCTTCAGGCAGCGACCGGCAACAATGGGTGAGTTATTCCATACGGAGCTATAAAATACCACGGGCAGGCGAGATCGTGCTGCGGCTATACGACGACGTACCATATGGCACCAGCGCCCAAAAGATATACTTTAAAGACCTGAGGATAACTTATACCAGCGGCCTATTGGACCGGGTGGCCGATCCCATCAGCGGAGACTATGACGAAATTGATTTGACCACGGCAGGCGTAAGCTATCGCGGTGAGAAAAACTACCAGGTGTATCTCAGCGATTGCCCCACGATCAACACAAAGGGCGCTTACTTCTATAGCAACGGCACCAACTTAACCGAAACCTGGTACTACAACGGATTAAGCGGTGAGCAACGCAGTATGAAGTATTGGCTGGCTACAATGCAGTATTGGTTATCGAAGGTGTTCCGGCAGCGGATCGAAGCCGTGGTAAAAGGTATCAGGTATGAACACGCCGACGGCAATTTTTACATAATTTCCCCGGCGAACCGGTACAGGTTGGTAAACGGCAACCCTGATAAAAGATATATGAGCGTGTCGCTGGGAATAAATGTTTTCATGGCAAAGGCCAATATTCAACTGGTAGAGGTCAACGATGTTGCCGACGCCGAAGCCTTCCCTGATCACGACGGTGTACACACGTATGACTTCGTGACGCGGAAAACAAAGCAGGATCCGCAAAGGTTTGTGGTGAGGTGGTGGGTGCCGTAAAAAAAGCGGCACATGACCGCGCCGCTTTTCCAAAAAATAATATCCGTATGAAAGGTAGCCGCAAAAGAGGCCGCCGGAAAAATCAAATATACCAAATTATGGCATACGAACCGATTTTAGGCCGCGACGTCGTTTTCCAGATTGACAACGGCACTGTAACCGAAACCGTGGCCTGCGCCAGGGAGTGCAGGATCGACTTTGAGCAAACCCTCGTCGAAAGTACGGACGTCAATACGGGGCCGTGGCGGAAGTACGTGCCGGAAAGAAGGGGCGCTAAAATGACTACTTCCGGCCTTATACAACTGAATTCAAATATAAGCGTGTGGGACGTGCTGGATTCGATGGGAACCGGGGCCGTGATTAACTTCGTGTTTCAGGTCAGCGGCGGAACCGGGGCTTTCACCACGGGCGCGGTTACGGGTGAATGCTACCCCGTAGCTGCGGGTATCAGCGGGAGCCATACCGACGCCGGGGCGCATAGCTGCGAATTCGTAGTAAACGGGGAACCAGTGATTGCGAGAGCGTAATTTTTACTATATTGCAAAGAAAAAAGTATGAAAAGATTCGTATTAATTATGCTAGCAATCGGCTCGTTATTCCTGTTATCGCAGCGGAATAAGCAAAAAACCGTACCGGTTAACTGTAATTGGCGGCAGACGCCGGAAGGCTTTTGCCAGTGTTGGTGCCAGGTGGGGAAGCGGCCCGACGGAACACCTGTAATGCAGTGGGTGAATAGTAGCCGCTGTGAACCGCAGCAAAATTGTAAGGTTCAGGAACCCGGCGAACAGCAACCGGAATAATGTTTCACGTAACACTGTTTCAGATACAAACAAGTGAAAAAGTTACTTACTATACTGTTAATTGTCCCGCTTTGTGCTAATGTACAGGCGCAGAAGTTCCAAAAGGACACCGCGACGGCGCACGTCAACAATTACGTGATCAATAACGGCAGCCAGCCGGTGCCGGGTTACGTGCTTAACGAAGCCCTTAATTTCATCCTGCAGAGCATTACGGATTCAATCTTTGTGCGTAACGACAGCATTTTGAAGCTGTTTAACGGCACGGAATTAAGCATTGCGCCGAGTAAGAAACGGAACTTTGCGGATAGCCTGGACTTCCCCGATATAAGCAGCGGCAGTTACCACGATACCACAGTAGCGTTAACCGGGGCCTTGGATAGCGATCCCGTATCTTTGGGCGTAGCGAATTCGGCGGTACTCAATGGCGTGGCATATTATGCGTGGATAAGCAGCACGGGTAACGCTACGATCAGGTTTTACAACTTTTCAGGCAGCAACAAAAACCCGCCGAAAGCATTTTTTCGGCTATCTGCTATAAAACAATAATTTTACATTAATGAAAACTATAATTCTTTTCTCAACACTAGCCGTATTGGGCTTTGGTACTTATGCGCAAAAAACACAGAAAGACAGCGCAACCAACTATATTAATTTGTGGATAAAACAGAACACGGAAAGGGCGATCACCGGCACCATTATGAATGCGGCGTTAAACAAGATACAGCGCGGCATTATTGACACCGCTTACTATAGTGGCGATTCGCTGTATATCGTGCAAAACGGGGCGGCCCGGTTCTTGCGGCGTGATAGCTGGAAGAAAACCGGGAACTATGTGAGCAATACTAACGCCGCTAATGTGGGGATTAATACCACCGCGCCGGATAGCGCCCTTTCTGTTATGGGTGGAATACTGGGAACAGGAGGGGTACGGCTTACCGGATTGCCTTCCGCCGCCGGAACTAAGGCGCTGCGGTACGACCCGGCGACCGGCAACATAAGCTATGCCGACACTTCGGCGGGTGGCGGGGGCGGTGGAGGAACTCCCACGATTCAGCAGGCATTAACTGCCGGCGCAACCCTTACGACCAGCAATAATATCATTAATGGAAACAATGAACTTAAAATTTCCGGATTAAACGGTAGTTATTCATCAAGAATTAACGATCAAATAACCCTGAGTTTGGATAGTACTAAAACAGAAACACCGCTAATTACGGTAATGCCACATAAATGGCATCCGGATCATACAAATTTTTTCTTTAACGTTATTGGGAGCAATCAGTTCCCGTATCAAGGCAAAAATAATGTAGCCACATTTGGGTGGAACATCGGCCCCGGTGGCGGAGCCGTTAAAGCAGGAAGACCTGGCATAGGATATTCAATGGAAAGTAATTATCATCCCGATTCGGATAGCGGTGCTACATGGGTGGAATCGCATGAATTTTACCTGAAACCCAACGGCACGCAGGTAAGATTGAAGAGCTACACAATCGGGGCTATAGGCGCCCAATTTGTGAATCTATATCACACTACCGACGTCTTTTCAACCCGCGATGACATAACCGGCTTAGATTACTTTTCGGTCAACAAAAATAGAACCAACGCGTCTGTGGGGCTTTCGTTGGTAAGCAAGAATTCTTCTTTAAACTTTTTTGCTGACAGCACGAACTCTAAAGAATTCTACATATCAACGCCAACATCTGCCGGTACGATAAATTATCAGAATAATTACAGGGTATTATTCCCTGGTGGTGAATTTCAAAGAGATAACGGGACAGGCCCGTTCGGCTCTGGAGTAGCCGGAATAATTTCTGACAGATACGTTACCAGCGCTGCCAACACTGGTTTCATCGGAACCAGGTCATTCCATCCGGCAGAGATATATGGAAGAAATTACTATAGCGACAGACTGGTAGTTGGCGACCCAGTACAATGGGGGTATTTCAACGTGTTCCCGGCGCAGTACAACGATGCTGATTTGGTTTTGGTTGGCGAAGACACGGACAACACAAAGCCGCTGTTGTATATGCAAACCGGGAGTTATTCCGGGTACACTCTAAAAGTGATGAATGGCGGAGCCGTATATATTGACCCCGCAAAACTGCCAACATACGCAGATGATGCAGCGGCGGCGGCAGGTGGGATAACAGCCGGTCGGGTGTACAAATCATCTGATGGAATTATAAGGATTAAGCTATAGCGTACGAATGGCTAAAGTTAAAAAACAAACAAAACCCGCAAAGAAGAAAAAGCGGGTGCGCCTGGTAAAGACTTTGCCGGTGATTACCGACCCGCTGGTATGTTCCCATAATGACGAAGGGGAACAGTTTTTGGCGGATAATTGATAACGACATAATTATTTATATGAATAACCTTTTAACATCGTTAGTGCTAGCAGAGGCGGGGTTTTTATTCCACGTGCTGAAACAGTACTATGAAAATAATTTGCCGATCAAAGGCAAAGACACAAACAGGGCAGTGGCATGGATAGCGATGAATCAAATTGCAATTTTCCTGCTTATATACCTGTTGCCTACACTGCCGAAAGATGTTTTTGTAATGTCCCCGCTTACCGCTGTAATCATTGGCGGGTTCGCTAATTCAATACTTTCGGGGCTGATGAATGCGAAGCGGCCAAATTTTAATAACGGCCCCGAACAATTCGGGACATCCGGCCCCGGCGGCGGCACAAATCCGCCACCAAATGACCGGCCATCAAAACCGTAAGACATGAGAAAAAGAGTAATGCTTTCGATTGCCCTGTTTTGCATCGCCTGTTTTGCCCCGCAGGTGTACAGGACATTTAACAGTAACCCGGTAATGATACACCCGTTTTACTTCATGCCAGAAACAGCGATTAGTGTTGCGTGGTATTTGAAGGACATCGGGGAAATGATAAGTTATTCTGTAATTATGTTCATTGTAACTCTCGTACTGAAGCCAATAGAATCGCATCTGGAAGATGTGAAGTGGAGCGGACACCTGGGCCTGTTGTCATTCGTGAAGCTGTGGCACAGGTTTTTCTTTGTGATTTTCGTCATATCTGTATTTGATTTGGGTCATTATGTCCTCGCGTTTAAACAAAGTGAAGTTTTCTTCCTTGTGTTAAACGGATTTTTTGTTGTACTAACCGGGCGATACGCCTATAAAATTTACCGAAAATGAACAGATCGCCAAAGCTGTGGGAGATATTAGCAGCGTTGCTTCCAATAATATGCGGGGTTACATTCTGGCTGTGGAACCTGTCAACAAAAGTGGAGACCCAGGGAGTGCGGCTCGACAATCTCGAAAAGCAGCAAACCGAATACCGTGCCGATGTGAAGGAGATAAAAGATGTTATGAACCAAATCCGGTTAGAATTAAAGGATAAGGCCAACCGGTGATATAGGTATTTATACCTATGCCTGACACAATTTAGATAGACTGGGTACCCGTGAGAACGGCTCCAAAAAGGTGCCGTTTTTTTGTGCCTGAAAATAATTTTGGTTATACGGTTATACGGTTATACATTTGGATAAAATCCAAACAGCATGAAGCGAAAAAGAAAACCCCGGTCGTACAAAATTTCTGATAAGGACTACAAAGCGGCTATGGCCGCAGCGAAAAAAAAAGGCCAATCGCTGGCAACCGTAATTGAGCAATTTGTAATCGAGTACGGAAATCATAAACAGAAGAAATGCCAAAACAAAGGTACAATTATGTACCCTACAAAATAATACTGGTAGTAGCTTTCTGCCAACGTTGAAGCATTGGCGAAGGCAGGGATTAGAAGTACTACTGCCGATGTCAGCACAAAAGTTTAATAAGTGTACTTCTGTTGGTTTAAGCACATCAGCCCTGCTTTTGCCAATATAATGTTAGTGGCTGTTTTTATTATGAATT